GTGTAGCAGCAGGTGACGTTTCTGGTTTCATTGGAACTGGTAGCTATGCCATGAACGCATTGCTTTCTGGTTCTATCTATGGTGGTCTACCACAGAATAAGGTTACAGCATTTGCTGGTGAACCTTCTGTCGGTAAGACATTCTATGCTCTCAATGTAGTTAAACAGTTCTTAGAGGATAACTCCAATGGCTTTGTATTTTACTTTGAGTCAGAGTCCGCTATCTCCAAGCAATTCATTACTGATCGTGGCATTGACGCAAAGCGTGTTGCTATTGTTCCTGTGGCTACTGTCCAGCAGTTTCGGACCCAAGCAGTAAAGATCCTCGACAAGTATCTTGAAGGCAAGGATCGGCCACCAATGCTATTCGTCCTTGACTCCCTCGGTAATCTTTCAACCGATAAAGAAATGGCCGACATTGCCGACGGTAAAGATACCCGAGACATGACCCGTGCCCAGTTGGTCAGAGGTGCATTCCGTGTCCTTACTCTCAAACTAGGTAAGGCACAAGTTCCTCTTATTGTGACCAATCACGTTTATGATGTTGTTGGTTCCTATGTACCAATGAAAAAGATGGGTGGAGGCTCTGGCCTAGAGTATGCAGCTTCGACCATTATCTTTCTATCTAAGAAGAAGGATAAGACATTGGACGACGAGGACGGTCGCACCGGTGCGGTCATTACTGCACACCTTAAGAAGTCACGTATGACGATTGAGGATAAGAAGGTAGAGACTTGGCTTAACTATCAGGAAGGATTGGATAGATATTACGGACTACTCTCTCTTGCTGAAAAGTATGGTATCGTTAAGAAGGTATCTAACAAGTATGAGTTCCCAGATGGACGTAAAGAGTTTGAGAAGGCCATCAAAAAGAATCCTGAAAAGTGGTTCACACAGGATGTCCTTGATCTAATCGAAGAAGGTTGTCAAGCAGACTTCCTTTATGGTAAATATAATGCGGAGGTAGAAGAAGATGGAACTGGGGATTGATTATAAGTTTAGGGACGATCTGTTCGACCAAAAGAAGGACGGAACTACTGTACCTATTGAATTAACACTTGACCCCTTCGCTGGAATAGTGTATCGTTATACCACTGTTCGTTTCGTAATGGGCGAGGATGACATTCCTCGTATTCAGTATGACTATGAAATCGAAAAGACTAACGATCTATCGATGGTGACATTGCGTAAGAATGAAAAGTTTAATGCGATGCTAGGCCTAATCCTCAACGGCCTGCTATTAGATGCGTCAGAAGCGGAAGGTGCGAGTGAGACTAGAACAGACAATACTAAAGAACCTGATTCGGAGTGAGGAATACACTAGAAAAGTCTTACCATTTATAAAAGAAGAATACTTTTCTAATACGGAAGACCGGCTGCTTTTCAAAGAAGTGGCCGGCTTCATCCTTAAGTATAATCAGCAACCGACATTCGACGCCTTGGAGATTGAGATTGACAATATCCGAGGAGCGTCGGATGATGCGGTTAAGAATATTCAACAAACCCTTAAAGACCTTAGAGGTGATGATGAACCTACCAACCAGGACTGGATTGTGGACTCCACAGAAAAGTTCTGTCAGGAGAAGGCCATCTATAATGCTATCACCTCCTCATTAGAGATTATGAATGGTAAAGGTAAGATGGAGAAGGGTGCTATTCCAACCCTACTCTCCGATGCCTTATCCATATCATTTGATCCTAATGTTGGTCATGACTATTTGGAGCAATTTGAAGATCGATATGAGTATTATCACCGAGTTCAGGAAAAGCTGTCGTTTGATTTGGAGTTCTTTAACAAGATTACCAAGAATGGAGTCCCGAAAAAAACTCTTAATGTCGTTATGGCTGGTGTCGGAGTTGGTAAGTCTCTTTTTCTGTGTCATCTTACTTCTTCTTATCTTGCTCAAGGTAAGAATGTTCTTTACATAACACTAGAACTGGCCGAGGAAGAGGTGTCGAAACGTATCGATGCCAATCTACTCAATACAACCTTTGATGACCTTATGCTTATGCCTAAGGACTTATATCAGAAGAAGATTGAGAAGCTAAAAGAGAACACACATGGCAAGTTGATTGTCAAGGAGTATCCAACCTCCTCGGCCTCAACAAACCATTTTAGGTCTTTGTTGAATGAGTTGAACCTGAAAAAGAACTTTGTGCCTGATGTTATCATGATCGATTACCTTAACATCTGTTCATCGTCCCGTATCAAACCAGGTGTGGCCAATAGTTATACATATATCAAGGCTATCGCCGAGGAACTTAGAGGTCTAGCCGTTGAGTTTAACGTACCACTCTGGTCGGCCACACAGTTGACCCGTGGTGGTTATGGTTCATCTGATCCAGATATGACCGATACGTCCGAGTCCTTTGGTTTGCCAGCCACGGCCGACTTGTTCATTGCTCTAATCACGAATGAGACAATGGAACAGTTAAAGCAGGTTCAGGTAAAGCAGTTAAAGAACCGTTACAATGATCCTTCACAGAATAAAAGATTTGTGATTGGTATTGACAAAAGCAAAATGAAGTTGTATGATGTAGAACAATCTGCACAAGACTTGGCGGATTCAGGACAACCAGAGCCAGAACCGATACCAAGAAACTTTGATGGTGGTAAAAGCAAGTTTAAAGGACTTAAAGTATGAAGCAGCGATATACATACTATCCAGAATTTGATACAAATGACTACCTTCTATGGCATGTATTTGAGACAGCTACGGAACAGGTCATTGATTCCTATTTCTTCGAGGAAGATGCTGCTAAGGTGGCCTGGGAATTGGAGAAAGGAAGCGGCTTCGCTGGTTTCACTCCGGCATTCATGTTACGGAAAACTACGTTTGTAAACATTAATGATGCCTTCGAGGCGGAGTTTTCCTAAAATAATGCTTGACATTCCTACCTGGTGCCTATATAATACACAAGAATAGAGATTGGTTCCGTAGTTCAACTGGATAGAGCATCCGCCTTCTAAGCGGGTTGTTGAAGGTTCGAGTCCTTCCGGGACCGCCAATACTGTGGGGGTGGGTGTAAGACACAAGAGGGACTTATAAACCCTTTAGCGGCCGATTACCGTTCTCGACCAGGAGCGTTACCTGGCACCCCTACCAAATAAAGGAGTATAAAATGTTTGACTTGACAGACGAGACAAGAACTGCTATTATATCCATCCTGCGGGAACGTTTCCCGATTGATGAATATACGGACGATAAAATTAATTCCGTGATTGACGAAGTGGTAACTACAGTTAAGGCCCAGTTTGGATTCTAATGTAAACAGTCTACAAAGTCAATAGAATAAGGATGCGTCATTTTGTCGCACTTTTTTCGAAAAAAAGTTCTTGACTTTGTGCCTTTGAGCCTATATAGTATGCGAACGATGAATTGAGGAGATTTACGGATGAAAGACGAAACCGTAAAACATGATTACTTTTGGATAGTAGAGGCCTCTGACCGTAATGGTAAGGTCAACTATCGTAAAGAGTACCACGATAAAGATGGTTTGGCATTCCGAGATTATACTCGCCTTAAAGCGCATGGAACTGTATCCATACAGCGCAAGTATAAGGAGTATAAGTTTGCCTAACTAAGGCTGTTTGACAATTTAATCGGCAAAGAATGAGGTCCGTGGGGCGGATGATAAGTCACGGGACTGCAAATCCTTGGGAACCCAGTTTGATTCTGGGACGGACCTCCAATACTTTTACGCCAACGGATTGGATTGCGGTTCGAAACGTTGACAGTAACACGGTTGTAATTGATCCGGACTAGCTTTCGATGGCTAGCGTCAGATGACGTAGAGGCACAAACGGTGATAGGAGAGCCTATCGGTTATTTCTAGTCCGTTGGCGTAAAAGTATTTTTTATTGAGAGATACACTATATTCTGGACATATCGGAGCACCGAGGCCATATGTTATGCTTACACTGTAGGCGAGATTAGAGGCTTCTGCATAGTGTGTCGCTCAATAAAGAATATTCGGCGGTAGCACTCTAGGTGAGTGCGCTCGGCTGTTAACCGAGAATGAGGCTGGTTCGAATCCAGCCCGCCGAGCCAATATAATGCCTCATGAGTCAGCAGGTGTGGACAGCGGATTGTCAATCCGTGCAGAGGGGATCGATACCCCTATGAGGCGCCAATTATGGATCCGTAGCACAATAGGCGGTGCAAGGGACTTTTAATCCCAGGGTTGCGAGTTCAAATCTCGCCGGATCCTCCAATACGCCCATTCGTCTAGTGGCTAGGACGCTTGCCTTTCAAGCAAGAAAAAGGGGATCGAAACCCCTATGGGTGACCAATTAATGCGGGCGTTCTCCTGGGAGAGGACACAGCCTTCCAAGCTGTTGGAATCGGTTCGAATCCGGTCGCCCGCTCCAAGTAATGCGGATATAGTATAAAGGTATTATGATACGTTGCCAACGTGTAGAAGGTGGGTCAGTACCACCTATCCGCTCCAATATCCGGCGAAAGGAAATGGATACCTTTCGTTCACTGTATAAGGTGGGCATGTCGCTTTATACAGACATAGGCCGAGGCAGCACTGGATTGTCCTCTGATATGCCGTCTTATCCACTAAAATCTGCCACACGAAAAGGTGGTCGCCGGATGGCAGTAACCGGCACGAGATTTATGTTTCCGTAGTTCAACTGAATAGAACGCCGGTCTACGAAACCGGAGGTTGAGGGTTTGAGTCCTTCCGGGAACGCCAATATGCTGGTAGGTCGGCAAGATGTCGAGGAGTCCTCATAAGGCTTTAAAGGTTGGTTTGATTCCAACTATCAGCCCCAATATGTGGTAACAACCACAATGGGTGGACATGTAAATGCGATACCGATCGGCAATGTCGCTATTGTCCACCCTAAAGTTCATAAGGCGAGTTCACGGCGCTACCGAAGCGTAGGTATGTGGATACTATCGTGATTACTCAACCGTTCGAATCGGTTAGACGACTTCGGCGCCTTATAATTAGTATAGCGGACAGGTGGTCTGGGGACCATTCGTGTCTCATAAGCACGAGAGCCGTAGTTCGATTCTCGGGTCCGCTCCCAAGTTTATCGGTGAAGTGTTACGGTAGCACAGGAGTCTCCAAAACTCCAGGCCCAGGTTCGACTCCTGGCTCCGGTGCCATTATTAACGGAGTATAGCGCAGTCTGGTAGCGCATCTGCTTTGGGAGCAGAGGGTCGTTGGTTCGAATCCAGCTACTCCGACCAATTCGTGAAAGGATAGACTATGACACAAGAACAGTTGAAAATGCAGGCCATCTTTCGGTTAGTTGCTTTCTTTGCGATTGCCATAATCGTAGGTTTTGTGTTTAGTGATATCAATATTCTTATGAGTCAGTAACGGTACTAATGGAGGGTGAAGCAAGTGGGACTTGTCCTTGTTTGCTAAACAAAGGGTATCCTTTGGGGTATGCGGATCGAGACCGTCGCCCTCCGCCACATATATATGGAGTGGGCAAGCAGAGGGGATCTGTCACCGCTTGGAAAGCGGATGGTGCCGCAAGGCATAGGTGTCGGATACCTGACACTCCGCCAATTTTTGGTATAACATGACACATTTAGAAGTTCTTGGATTAGATGAATATGCTAGTATGGATGATGTCAAGTCGGCCTATCGCCGCCTGGCTAAAGAATATCATCCTGACCTAAACAAGAATGGTGTTGAAAAGTTTAGAGAAGTAAAGTTTTCTTATGAGTGGTTGGTGAAGAACCACATTCCTAAGAAGAAGTTAAGAAGTACCGTAGGTTATGATAACTATTATGAGTTATTGACCGACAAACAGGTGTATGTTTCTATCTATGTTTACCATAATGATGGTGATACACTAGATAACGGTATTGTGGTTAACTTGATGAAGCAATCAAGGGAATACAGGGTTTTTGTAGAAAAAGGAACAACAATACCGACAACTTTGGTATTGACAAATGTTGATCCTTCGATTACAATAGACCTCAAGTTTAAAGTATAATGGATGGTTAAGCAGAGCGGCCTCTGTCCTCGCCTCGAAAGCGAAGGGTACCTAGGGTATGGTGATCGACACATCAGCCATCCGCCAATATGCGTCCTTAGTTCAGGGGTAGAACATCGCTTTTACACGGCGAGTGTCGGTGGTTCGATTCCATCAGGACGCACCATAAAACAATAGTTGTCACGCTTCCTTCACGCCTAATGGGTGAATAGCGCACCAGACAACTTACTATAATGCGCTTGTAGTCCAACTGGAAGAGGCGCCGGTCTTAGAAACCGGATGTTGTAAGTTCGAATCTTACCAGGCGCACCAATAATGGGCGTGTAGTTCAGGGGGAGAACGTCTGCTTTGCAAGCAGAATGTCGGGGGTTCGATTCCCTCCACGTCCACCAAAGTTTATGGACCGTTAGCTGAGTTGGTTTTAGCAGGAGACTCTTAATCTCTTGACGGGGGTTCGAATCCCTCACGGTCTACCAATACGCCGGCTTAGTATAATGGCATTACAGTGGTTTCGTAGTCCTCTGATAGGGGTTCGATTCCTCTAGCCGGCACCAGTTATAACACGGTCAACGCAAGATACTTGGGACATAATATGGATGTCAGATCAGAGGTATCCTACCGTAAATAGGATAAAGGTTGTTGATATAACGTGCGGTCTTGGTAGCGTTATAGTATATAGGCATATATACCGTGTTATTATATTATGCTTCATTCGTCTATTGGCTAGGACGCTGCCCTCTCAAGGCGGAAAGAGCGGATCGATACCGCTATGAAGCACCATTTAGTAACGTCATACGCTTCGGCGTTAGTAAGTCCAAGATGGGTCGCAACCTAGGGCAAGGCGTTACTATTCATTATGCGTCTCTGGTGTAAGTGATCTGCACGACGGTTTGAAGCACCGTAGGACTTAGTTTGATTCTAAGGGGACGCACCAT